GTACATGATGAAAGTGGTAAATGGGAAAGACCTAATAATATATTAAACAACTGGAGAGTAACAAAAACAACACTACGATTAGGTAGTAGAGTCATTGGTAAGTGTATGATGGGATCAACGTCAAACGCTTTAGACAAGGGAGGTGATAACTTTAAAAGATTATACAATGCTTCAGACGTTAATAAAAGAAACAGAAACGGACAAACAAGCTCAGGTCTCTATAGTTTGTTCATTCCTATGGAGTGGAATTACGAAGGATTCATTGATTCTTTTGGGATGCCTGTCTTCGACACACCTGAAAATGAAGTTGTTGGGCCTTATGGCGAGACAATCGACATCGGAATTATCGAGCATTGGAATAATGAGGCAGATGGATTAAAAGACGATGGTGACGCTCTTAATGAGTTTTATCGTCAATTTCCTAGAACTGAAGAGCATGCTTTTAGAGATGAAACAAAAAACAGTATATTTAACCTAGCGAAGATATACGAGCAAATAGATTACAATGAAGGAACTGGGGTTGGTAATTCGTTAACTAAAGGAAATTTCCAATGGTTGAACGGAATAAAAGATTCTAAAGTTATATTCTACCCAGATCCAAACGGTAGATTTAAAGTGTCTTGGACACCACCATCACACCTTCAAAATAACACTGTAATTAAAAATGGTAGAAAATCACCTGGCAATGAACATATGGGTGCTTTTGGCTGTGATAGTTACGATATATCAGGTACGGTAGATGGTAAAGGTTCTAAAGGTGCTTTACATGGGTTAACAAAGTTTTCAATGGAAAACTGTCCACCTAATAGCTTTTTTTTAGAATATGTAGCAAGACCTCAAACAGCTGATATATTTTTTGAAGATGTGTTAATGGCATTAGTATTTTACGGTATGCCTTTATTAGCAGAGAACAATAAACCTAGATTACTATACTATTTAAGAAGAAGAGGTTATAGAGGTTACAGCATGAACAGACCTGATAAAGTTTGGAACAAACTATCTGTAGCTGAAAAAGAAGTTGGTGGAATACCTAACTCTAGTGAAGATATAAAACAAGCTCACGCTGCTGCAATAGAAATGTACATACAAAGTCACGTTGGTCATAAAGGAGAAGGAATATATGGAGACATGTATTTTATTGAAACTCTTCAAGATTGGGCTAAGTTTGACATAAACAAAAGAACAGCGTTTGATGCTGCTATAAGTTCTGGATTAGCTGTTATGGCTTGTAATAGACATTTATATAGTCCTAACGCTAAAATAGAAAAACAAAAACTAAACATAAGCATTGCAAAATACAAACAAAGGGGAATGCACTCAAAATTAATACAAGAATAATATGGCTAATTCATTTTCAAAAGGTTTTTTTCCTAGTCAAGTTGCTAGCGACCAAGAGAAAGTTTCATACGAGTATGGACTTCAGGTTGCTAAAGCAATTGAAGACGAATGGTTTAAACGAGATAATAGTGGATATAGATTCTCAAGCCACCAAGACGACTTTCACAAGTTAAGATTATACGCTAGGGGAGAACAGTCTATACAAAAGTACAAAAATGAATTATCTATAAATGGTGATTTGTCTTACTTAAACTTAGACTGGACACCAGTACCTATTATACCTAAATTTGTAGATATAGTTGTCAACGGTATATCAGAGAGAACATATGATATTAAAGCATACTCACAAGATCCTTACGGAGTTAGTAAGAGAACTAAATACATGGAAGGTATTATTAGAGATCTTAAAACAAAAGAACTAAACGAGTTTGCTGAACAGGCTTTTGGTGTTAATTTATTTTCTAATTCAGCTGAGAAATTACCAGATTCTGAAGAAGAGTTAGCATTACACATGCAACTTTCTTACAAGCAGTCTGTTGAACTAGCAGAGGAGCAAGCTATAAATGTTTTGTTAGATGGTAATAGATATGAGCTAACTAAAAAAAGGTGTTATTATGATTTAACTGTCTTAGGTATTGGCGCTGTAAAATGTAATTTTGATACATCAAGAGGTGTTACAGTAGAGTATGTTGATCCAGCTAATTTAGTTTACTCACACACAGAAAACCCTTATTTTGAAGACATATACTACGTTGGTGAGGTAAAAACTATACCGGTTAATGAACTAATGAAACAATTCCCTACGTTAACTCAGGAAGATCTTGAACAGATAACTTCTCAGAGTTTTAACAAAATGGGTTATTACAATAAAAATATGAGTAGCGCTGAAGAACCTGACAAGAATCAAGTTCAAGTGCTTTACTTTAATTACAAAACTTACGCTAATGAAGTTTATAAGGTTAAAGAAACAGCAACGGGCGCTAGTAAGGTTATTATAAAAGACGACCAATTTAATCCTATAGAGGATCAAATGTTAGAAGCTAAGTATGGTAAAATGTCTAGATCAATAGAGGTTTTATATGAAGGAGCTTTAATACTTGGTAGCGAGAAGCTACTTAAATGGGAGCTTGCAAAAAATATGATGCGACCTAAAAGTGATTTTACTAAAGTAAAAATGAACTACAGCATTGTAGCTCCTAGAATGTACAAAGGTAAAATCGAATCTTTAGTTAGTCGTATTACTGGTTTTGCAGATATGATACAACTCACACATTTAAAACTCCAACAAGTCCTTTCGCGAATGGTCCCTGACGGCATATATTTAGATGCTGATGGTCTAGCTGAAATAGATTTAGGTAACGGAACGAATTATAATCCACAAGAAGCATTAAATATGTTCTTTCAGACGGGATCTATAATAGGTAGGTCTATGACTGCTGATGGTGATATGAACCCAGGAAAAATTCCTATACAGGAAATTCAATCTGGGAATGGTGGTGCAAAAATGCAATCACTAATTCAAACATACAATTACTATTTGCAAATGATCCGCGATGTAACCGGTCTTAACGAAGCTAGAGATGCTAGTACGCCAGACGCGAAAGCTCTAGTTGGTATACAAAAATTAGCAGCAGCTAATTCAAATACAGCTACTAGACACATATTACAGTCAGGACTTTTCTTAACATCGGAAATGGCAGAGTGTTTATCATTAAGAATATCAGACATTATAGAGTATTCACCAACAAGAGATGCTTTCATACAATCTATAGGTACTCACAATGTTGCTACTTTAGGTGAAATGAAAAACTTACACTTATATGATTTTGGTATATTTATAGAACTACAGCCGGATGATGAAGAAAGAGCTATGTTAGAAAACAATATACAGCAAGCACTACAACAGCAGCTTATAGATTTAACTGATGCTATTGATTTAAGAGATATTAAAAACGTTAAATTAGCAAATCAATTGCTTAAGGTTAGAAGGAAAAAGAAACTTGAGTTAGATCAAAAAATGCAACAAGAGAATATACAAGCTCAAGCACAAGCGAATGCTCAAGCTCAACAAGTTGCAGCTCAAGCAGAAGTTCAAAAAGAACAAGCTTTAACACAAAGTAAAATTCAACTAGAACAAGCTAAAGCTGAAATGGCTCAATCTGCAATGCAGGCTGAAGCTATGATAAAAAAGCAATTAATGGATCATGAGTTTCAACTTAACATGCAGTTAAAGAAAATGGAACTAGATACTGTTAGTGCAAAAGAAGCTAAAAAAGAAGATCGTAAAGATGATCGTACTAAAATACAAGCATCTCAGCAGTCTGAATTAATAGATCAAAGAGCAAACAATGCACCACCTAAAAACTTTGAATCTAAAGGTAACGATACACTTGGTGGTGGTTTTGATTTAGGAGCTTTTGATCCTAGATAAATTTTAACTATTTAATTATATTATATTATGGAAAATGAACAAAAAGAGTCTATGGACTCAATTAAAGCGGAACTACCGGTTACTCCGCCACCTACTGAAACTAAAACAGAAGAAGTAGCAAATGAACCGGTTAAAATTAAGAAAAGACCTAAACAGTTGGTCAAAGAACAATCAGAGGTTGTTAAGATTAATTTAGATGAAGTAAAAAAAGAAGTAGAACCAGAAGGGCAAAACAATGTCACTAAGGTTGACTTAAGTGAGAACAAAGAACAAGAGCCAGTTGAAGAGATAAAGGTAGAAGATACCCTTGAAGAACAAACAGAGGTAGAAGATACTCCTGTTTTAGAAGAGATAACAGATGAAGTTACTGAAGAGGTTGAGGAAGAAAAACCTACACAAGAAGAAGTTATTGAAGCTATTAATGAGCAACAAGATACTGGACAAGAGCTACCAGATAATATTAAAAAAGTTGTAGACTTTCTTAACGAAACTGGTGGAACACTAGAAGATTATGTAAAACTCAATACTGATTATGCATCGTTAGATGAACAACAGTTATTAAAAGAGTATTATCAAAATACAAAACCTCACTT